GCTTTTGGAACCAGTTTCACAATGGATGACTTCAATCAATCAGGAGCGTAATTATGACACCTCAAGAGCAATTACGCAAATTTAGAGAAAGTCAGCAAAAACAACTATCTCCGCAAGAACAATTAAAAAAGTTTCGTGCTTCTCAGTCTCGCGGTAGTTCTTTAGGTATGGCGCGTCCAAAATCTTTTGAAGAGTTAAGCTCATCATCTACTGGCAAAGACTTAGGTAATTTTGATTACACCACTGGCGCAAAGGGTGGTATTCGTGCGGCTCTTTCTTTTATGGAAACGCCACAGGAAAAAGAAAACCTACTGCGTCAAAAGGTTGGCGAGTCTGGTTTTACTAAAGATTCCAAAGGTCGCTTGGCATTGACCCCTGAAGGTCAAGCAAAGCTAGGCTACGAACCAATTGAAAAGAACCTAATCATTGAAGAAGAGGGCTTCCGTCTTGGTCGTGATCTTGCTGATGTTGCAGGTCTGGCTCCTGAAACAATCGGTTCTATCATCGGTGGGATCATCGGTGCGCCAACTCTTATCGGTGGTGCGGTTGGTGCGGGTGTAGGTGCAGCAGGTGGTCAGCTTCTTGAAGAAGGTCTAGAAAACATTCTTGGACTGCAAAAGCAAACTGGCACTGAAGTTGCCAAGCAAGCAGCTATTGAAGGTGCTTTAGCGGGTAGTATTGACCTTGTTACGATGGGTACTTTTAAAGCAGGCCGAGCCTTGATTCAGGGTGCAGGTAAAGGTGCAAGTGCAGCCGCTCGTGCTATGGGGCAAGGTGAACGTCAGTTAGGTCAGGCACAAGCCGAACAAGCCCTGCGGATCATGGATGAGGGCGGTATGCCGAGCTACGAAGCAGCGGGTATGCCTGCAGCAGTATCTCGTGCCTCACAGATCGCAGAAGCAATTTCAGGAAAAGAAAAACGTGCTGTTCAAAACGTAGTTTTTGCCCTTAACAAAAAGGAGAAACTACTCAAGGAAGCAGGTATCATGGATGAATCTGGACAGATTGTCGCAGGTGCAACCACTGATGATCTTGCGAAAGTCATTGCTGATTCTGCGCCGAATAAAGCAAATCAGTTGCAACGTGCGTTGGATGATGCCCAAGAAGCGCATATGAAAGCGATTGATGAAACAATCTCCCTTCTTACAAAGTCAACGAAAGAAGGTACTGAGATTGATGACGCGGTGCTTGATGTCCTCATGTATAATTATGATGAGTTCGCGAAGGGCGCAAATACAAGCTACAAGGCTGTTGATGACAAACTTGCAGAAATCACTGGCCCTATCACAATAAATGGCAGAACAGTTCAGGTTGAAGGTGGAGAACTTCCAGTCTTTGATATTCGTGCGTTAAAGACGCGCTTTGATGATGTTATTGATAGCAGATACGGCGGTGCAGCATCTACGGCACCTGATGAATTTACTGCGATTGGCGCACAGATTAACGATCTTGTGAATAAAGGATCAGAAGTAGGATTCACTTCATTCAACGGTCTTCGTGCGTTGCGTAAAAACATTCAAGATACCTTGATGGACCCACGCCTAAGTATTTCAGATACTACGCCTCGCCGTCTTTTGGTCGATCTACGAAATAATGTTGACAATATGTTGAGCGGAAACGTTAAACTAACTGGCGTTGGTGGCTCTGGCAATGCAGCTAAAATGCGTACAGCTATGAGCTTGTTGCAAGATGCAAACAAAGCCTATCGCGCAGAGATGCGCATGTTCAATCGCTTAGAAAACTTAGGAATTGTTCGGAATCTTGGCGAACCGGGAGTGAATGTTAAGCTGGAAGTTGGTCGCAACTACGACAAAATTATTCAAAGTCCAGCGCGGATTGAAGCTGCATTAGAAGCAGCAAAAGGACAAAAGGAAGTTGTTCGGCAAGACCTAGCAAAGCGTTACCTTGACGAAGCATTGCTTGATTCCAACAAAGACTTTGCAGACCCAACGAAGTTTAACGGTGTTCAGTTCTACGGTAAAATCAAGCGTATGAACAAAGACAAAACTGGTAAGCTATTGTTTGGCGATCAGTGGGGTGAAGTTCAAAATCTAGCAAAATCATTGGCTTACGGTGGCGTTAAAAAGATTGATGATGCAACGCTACAGCGCATCGTGGCTCAAAACCCAGACGCAGGCATTGTTCAAACATTGCGTAGCGTTCGTGATGCACAAGTCGGGCTAGAAGAAGCATCTCAGTCTAGCATCTTGCGCCGTTTGAACTCAGGCAACCTAGACCCAGAAGAAGCAGCAGCAGCGATCACAAATCGCAACATGACCCGTGCGCAAATGAATCGCATCCTAAAGTTTTTTGACGACAGCCCGGAAGCTCAAAACACAATAAGACGAACAATTGTTAATGATATTCTTGGTTCTGTAGACGAAGATATCTTCATTAACGAAAAAGCAGCTTACTCTCTTCGTAACGCGCTGGACTCTTACAAGCCAGAAATGCTGAACAAAGTTCTTGGAGAGCAAGCAGTCAAAGACATAAAGCAATTAGCAGATGATCTTGTTTTCTTGCGTGACACAGGAGCAAGAGGCGCAGGCTCACTAGCTGCAGACGCTATTCGTACAGGTCAGTTCACAAACCCAATGAAGAACATCCCCAAAGCGGGTCGCTTCCGTGTACTGAACTATATGATGAACAACCCAACAGTTATGCGCCGTGCGTTAGAAGTTAAAGCAGGTCGTACAAGCCCACAAGCAGCAGCACAAAGCCTAACGCAAGCACTGAATGAATCAGCAGCGCAAGTTACTGGTGAAGGTGTGCCGTTAACTCAACGGGCAGCAGGGGCAGTAAAGGGTGTAGGTGCTACACTTGGAGCTATCAATCGCGGTCAGGTAGCAACTCGTCAGGGGTTGGGTCAGCTACTTACTTCTCCCCAGCAGGTTCGCGGAACTCCCCCGGAACAGCCGCGCACAAGCCGAACAACTGTTCCGCAAGTGCTTCCCCCGGTAACAGCAGAAGATATGCAGATAACCCGAACAATAGACCCACGCGTTTTTCAGCAGCAGCAAAGCCTGCGTGAACGCGCAAAAAGAAACCCCTATGTAGCTTCTACACTACTAGGGGGTCTTGGAAGCGCAGGGCTTCTTTAGTCTTCAATGATTGCGGATAGCCCACCTGTGATAACACGAGCAGGTGTGGGCTGTCGTGTCATACCGTAAGATTCATATTCACGATCAACGAGCAGTGACAATTGCTGCGAAATGTTGCGGCGTTCTTTCTCCGCCATTTGAACTATTTTCTCATAAGTGTCTGTGCTGACACCTATAGACTTGTATTTTGATGGCTTAGGCACTAGCATAACTCCCATAATGTACTCAAAACCAACATATAATCCCAAACTTAAAAGGTCAAGGCCGAAGTACGGTAACAAGAAGACCGTGGTGGATGGGATTACATTCGATTCCAAGTGGGAATCGCAGCGGTATTTATATCTAAAGTCTCTCGAAAGAGCAGGTCGTGTGCAGAATTTAGAACTGCAGCCGCGCTTTATTATCACAGTAAATGGTCAGAAGATTTGCACCTACGTTGCTGACTTTCAGTACGATAAAGAAACTAAGGACGGCGAGTGGGAACACATCATCGAAGATGCCAAAGGCGTGGAAACCCCTGAATTTAAACTAAAAAAGAAGTTGATGAAGGCTGTTCACAACATCGAAATCTACCTTTCTAAAAAAAGTGGTTGACATAAATCCCATACTTTACTAAGTCTAAGTCTCTAGAAAAATTTAACGCGGAGACTGACATGGACAGTAATGAACTGTTCGAACGTCGAGATGAATTAAAAGTCATCGTTGCCGAGCTACGTGCGGAGCTAAAAGACGTTGAAGAACAAATCTCAGATATGTGGCTATCTGTAGCGCGTGACGCATTACGCGCAGATGGCAAAGACTTTGGCACCACGTACATCGTGGCAGGCAACAGAAAGTTAAAAGCTGTTGTCCGCAAGAAAGTTACGTGGGATCAAGATGAGCTTGGTAAGGCATTGCAAGAAATGCCCGAAAACGAAGCTCGTCACTATGGCAAACTTACACTCGCAGTAGAAGAGCGTAAGTACACAACAGCACCACCTTCAATCAAAGAAGTATTGGAGCCTTGCCGCATGGTAGAGGTTGGTGGTTTCACAATCGAAGAGGTGGACTAATGGGTTTACAAATTATCACAGCCGAACAACGTCTTGCAGAAAAGCGCGGTCATAAGATCGTCGTATGTGGCGCAAGCGGCGTAGGCAAAACAACATTGGCTCGTACACTAGAGCCTAACACTACACTCTTTATGGACTTAGAAGCGGGTGATGCGGCTATCGAAGGATACCCCATCGACGTTATCCGTCCTCAAACATGGGCAGAATGCCGTGACTTTGCATGCTACATTGGTGGGCCAAACCCATCATTGTCAGAGGATCAGCCATATAGCCAAGCACATTACGATTACGTTGTGCAAACATATGGCGATCCTCAAGAGATTATGTCGAAGTTTAGCACGATCTTTGTTGACTCAATCACAGTCGCAGGTCGCCTATGTTTTCAGTGGTGCCAACAACAGCCAGAAGCACGATCCGATAGGACTGGCAAGTTGGACACTCGTGCGGCCTACGGCATGCACGGTCGCGAAATGATGGCATGGCTTACACACTTGCAGCATATTCGCGAAAAGAATGTCATTTTCGTCGGCATCCTAGACGAAGTTACCGATGATTATGGCAGAAAGCAATACGCGTTACAGATCGAGGGGAGTAAGACTGGACGCGAATTGCCGGGAATCGTAGACGAAGTGATCACGATGGCTGTCCTTGGGGGAGACAATGGACCATTTCGTGCCTTCGTCTGCGGTGCCCTAAACGAATGGGGCTACCCTGCCAAAGATCGGTCTGGTAGGCTCGACACATTGGAAGAACCGCACTTGGGTAAACTGATGGCAAAGATGTCAACAGGCCCATTGCAATCAGAGCGTCCATTGGATTTCGTTGATCCAAACGTTCAAAATTCTAGCGAAGGAGAAATCGCAAATGCTTAATTTAAATAATGCACCCGTATCAGACGCACCACAAATGGAGCGCACTCTAATCCCTGCAGGCACAGTGTGCCGTGCCGTGATCGTCGTCAAGATGGGCGACATCGAACTTCAAGAGTTCGGCGCAGGTCAGTGGTTCAAGCAATCACAATCATCAAAAGCCAAGTGGATGGAGCTAGAGTTCACAATCGTGGGCGGTGAACATGATCGCCGTAAGTTCTGGGATCGCATCTTTGTCGATGGAGACAAGATGGGCCAGAGCGGTATTCCACAGGCCAAAGAGATTGGTTTGCAGACATTGCGTCAAATCATCGAAAGCGCAAATAGTCTTGATCCAAGCGACATGTCACCAGAGGCGCAGCAGCGTCGAAATATCTCAGGTGTCATGGACTTGAATGGAATGGAGATTTGCGCTAAAGTTGGCATCAAGAAAGGCAACAATGGCTACTCTGATAGCAACAAGCTAACAGCAGCCTTAACGCCGAATCAAAAGGATTTTATCCCATCTGGTCAAGCGCCAGTCATGCAGACACCTGCAGCGGCAGCGCAAGCACCAACGCCTCAACCACAGGCAACAGGTGCAGCACCAAGTTGGGCTAATCGGTAATATCTAGCGGCACAGGTCACTCCGCACCTGCTAGACCACGGAAAGGGGGCCGTGGGCCAAATACCCCCTCACTTTCTAGATCAAATGGAGTCCCAACATGTTACTGCGCCCCTATCAAGAGGCGGCTGTCGATGATGCATGTAAAGCACTCGACAAGCACAGCAATACAATTGTAGTCGCCCCCACAGGCGCAGGTAAGACCATTATGATGTCCGCTCTCATTGGGCGTAGATTCAAGGATGGCAAAAAGATTCTCGTGATGCAGCATAGAGATGAACTTGTTGATCAAAACAAATCCAAGTTCGAGCGCATCAACCCGTACATCACAACAAGCATCGTAAACGGCACCATGAAAAACTGGGACGGTAGTGCCGTATTCTCTATGGTGCAAACAATCTCACGCGAACGCAATCTGCGGGATCGTCCCGTATTCGATATGGTCGTCGTGGACGAAAGCCACCACGCTGCAGCAGATACATATGTTCGGGTTATCGACGCAGTGAAAGAAGATAACCCTGACGCAGAAATCGTGGGCTTCACAGCTACGCCTAACCGTGGCGATGGCAAAGGACTGCGCAACGTATTCAGCAATTGCTCACACCAGATTGAAATCACGACTTTAATCCGCGAGGGCTTTCTTGTCGCACCGCGCACCTATGTGATTGATTGCGGGGTCAAAGATCAACTGGATAAGGTTACGCGCAAGGGCAACGACTTTGACATGGATGAAGTCGAAGCGATTATGAACCGCAAGGTGATTAACCAGAAGGTTGTTGAGGAATGGCTTAACCATGCAGAAGACCGCAAGACAGTTGTGTTCTGCAGTACAGTCAAACACGCAGAAGACCTACTGGCAGAGTTCCTACTTGAAGGGGTCAACGCTGAAATCGTGACAGGCGAAACGCCAAAGCCTGAACGCGCACAAATTCTACATGATCTAGCACACGGTGACGTACAAGTTGTGGTCAACGTAGCCGTGCTGACAGAGGGTTTCGACGCTCCACCGGTGTCCTGTGTCGTCCTCACGCGCCCCTGTTCTCAGAAGGGCACAATGGTGCAAATGATTGGGCGTGGCCTACGCACCATTGATCCAGAAGAGTTTCCTGACACGGTAAAGACAGACTGCGTTGTGCTAGACTTTGGCACAAGTGTTCTAACGCACGGATCACTTGAAGACGCTGTGAACCTAGATGATCGCGAAAAGGGAGAGGCACCCACAAAGATTTGTGCTGAGTGCGAAAGCGAAATCCCAATGGGAGCGCAGGTCTGCCCTATCTGCGGTACAGAAATTGTATCGGAGTCCGAGGAGAAAGAAGAACTTGTTCGGTTTACCATGACCGAATATGATCTTATGCAAATGTCGCCGTTCCGTTGGATTGATCTGTTCGGTGACGGAAGCCTGCGCATGGCTATGGGATTCGAAGGGTTTGTCGGTGTGGCAAATACTGCAGAGTTAAGTGTTGCGTTTGGCAGACATGGTAAGAACAAGCTGCGCGTCTTAGCAG